TATCCTCATGCTTCCTTGACTCTTGCTGTCCTTTACTCCTCATCGGTGGTGGCTTCAACAATGTACTTTGAGCCAGCCTTGATGGTTTCTAGGACGTCCTTCTCCAGACGCTCTCGGAGGTCGATCTCCTCCTTGATAGAGCTAACCATAGCATCTCCTCCTTGCCATTTTCTATCGCCGTAACTATAGAAGGCACCAGCACGAGTAATAACCTTGTTAAGGACCCCAAGTGAAGCAATCTGCTTAGCAAAGTCGTATTCACCGGGAGGAACTGATCCCCCGTCAGCAAAATAAAAGTCTAGGTATGCCACTTGCGATGGTGGGGCAACCTTGTTCTTGAGGGTACGAACCTTGATAGTCTGACCGATACGGCGCTTGCTATCTCCTGAACCAACCTCTAACCACTCATCACGCTTGATCTCAAGACGAGTAAAGAAGGCATAGTCTTTGCCTAATCCGCCGGGGGTGGTTCGTGGATCTCCGTACATGACGCCGATCTTTGAGCGCCACTGATTGATGATCAAACCAATAAAAGGTCGTTCCTGTTCAGTAAGTGAACGCTTGCTAGCGGGACCTACCTTACGGAAAAACTTATTAGTTAGGAGCGCTCCCTTTCCGACGGTGAACTCATCCATGTCTTTCTCATCTTCTGCACCTGGAACCAGAGCAGGCAAGGAATCAACAACAATACAATCGATAGACTTACTTTCAGCAATTTTGATAACTGTTTCAAATGCTTCCTCCATAATATTCGTGGATACTACGTAAACGCGTGATAGATCCACTCCGCATAATTCTGCATAAGAAGGAACCCATTGTTCTGCAGCTACCCAAACTGCTGTAAAATCTGGATCTTTTTCTTGATTGGCTGCAATAGTTTTTAGGGCAATAGCGGTTTTACCATTACTGGCTTCTCCTACTAACTCTGCCCATTGGTTGGTCGGCCATCCGCCACCCAAAATTACATCAAGTGATAATGAACCTGTTGTCATGTGAGAAATTAGATCTTCTCTAATCTCTGATCCTAGGACAATAGCCCCTGGATTCTTCTTATTAACTAATGCGATGGTTTTTAAAAGTTCTTTGTTCTTCTCCGCTGTTGTCATTATTCGAGTTTACCAATAATCGTCGTAGGATTCCAACCGCCAGTTGGCACTTGAAAGGCTTTCTGTGTAGGACCTGCGGATGGGATATTTACTCCACCTGCACCACTACCTGATTGAACTTTAGGGTACCCACAGTCATAGCACCGCCATGCATCTTGTGGACCGTTCTGCGTGGCAATTGAACCCACTTTCATGTAATTTCCACTACGGCATTCTGGGCAAGCGCCTGAACTAGAAACACTTCCCATTGGACGACCAGTAGGTTGTTGTTGTGGTTGTTGATATGTATCCATAGGTCGTTGCGAGGGAGCCAACGGCAGATCGGATGACCGTGTTGTGGGCGTAGCATTACCACCCGCATGTTTAGACCAGAAGTTACTCATCTCTTATTATTCCTCCTATAGCGTTTATATCTATTAAGCCCAATTCTACTCCTGAGGACAGGGTAGAAATAATCCCAGACATAGAAATCATCTTGTAAATATCTTCTATCTTATGGTATTCAGAGTGAAGGTCTTCAGAATCTAAATCTATTCCTGCCTCACGCATTCTTTCAAATTGAACGGCGGCCATAGCTTGAGAATTAATATCGGCCATTGCCTCGATAAAGGGAAGTAACCCCATGATCTCCGATAGTCGATCTTCGCTACCCTGTAGTTCGGTTTGCTTACCCTCTTCACTAACCGGAAGCATTCCTACGGCTTTGGCAACATAGTTTGGATCTTCTATAGAAGCGTCATAAAAATACCAGCGAAGTAAGGTGGCAACAGACACCTCAATAATTTGAGGTTCAAATTTAGGTTGCCAAAATTTCCAACTCATTGATCTTTAGCCTCTCCCCACCGCTCTACAACTTTAATATCTGCAATTAAAGGAACCTCTAAAAGATCAATATCTTCCATGGCTCTTCTAATAGCGGATACAGTTTCCTCCACCAGATTGTCTGGGGCTAGGGTAACCAATTCATCGTGAACTGTGAGGATTAGTTTAGCCTCTTTAGGCAAAAACTCATAAGCGCGAACCATAGCCCACTTAATAATGTCGGCCGCAGTTCCTTGAATACGTGTATTAAAGGCTTGACGCTCCGCCCCAGCCCGCTCTCCTTTATCCGAGGAGTTTAATTCTGGCAAAAACCGTTTACGTCCTAGGCGGGTCTTGATGTACGGGATAGGCTCCTTTTGCCGGGCGTATTGAATAACGGTTTTCTTATACGACAAGATGGCGGGGAACTCTTTACCAAAGTCTTCTAGTAGTTGCCGAGCCTCGGGAACCGTCTTATTAATCTTCTTAGCAATCTTTTCGGCTCCAACACCATAAGCAATTGATAACACTAATTCTTTTCCCGCCTTGCGATCCACGCCAACTCTATCGCCTACGGTGGTGTACAAATCACGCTTCTCTTTATACGAAAGTATCATGGTTTCTTCTTTAGCCAAAGAAGCAATAACTCTAGGTTCAATTTGACTGTAGTCCGCTACAATTAATTTGTAACCTTCGGGAGCAATAAATAGGTTTCTAATCGCCTTGCCGTTAGGGGTATGCGGTGCTGGAACATTTTGAAGGTTTGGGTTACGGCTGGAAAAACGACCTGTCTCGGCCCCGTGCTGAATAAAGTCACAGTGCAATCGACCATTGATAAGCATGCTGTCTTTGGTTTCTAATTTAGCTTTGCCACCTGTGGTACGAACTACCTCACCACCCAAGTATGGAATAACATACGTGCTACGCAATTTATTTAAATCAGAGTAATTAAGTAGGGCATTTACTAAAGGATCTTCTTCTCTAAACTCTTCTAATGCTTCGGCTGATACAGAGTAGTCACTAATACTACGTTCCTTTGCCAATTTTCCTTTACCCTTACCCGTCAATAACTTTGGCTTAAGTCCCCGGTTTCCGTCTTTTACTGACCCGTATAAAAGCTCTTGCTTCTCGGGGTTTGAGTTTAAATTAAATTGACGACCAGCAATCCGAAAAATATTTGCCTTTGCTTCTTCAATATCCGCGTCTAAACGCTTGTCTAATTCAAAAAGCGCTTCTAGATCCAAGGGTGCACCTGTAAGTTTCATGTCACAAAGTACTCGGAGCACCTTCATCTCAAGGTTCATTGTGGCTTGAACATCAGCCTCAATGACCTTCTTACTAATAATCTTCCACAATTCCCATGTGTACTTGGCATCAAGTTTGGCATATAGGGCTACCTCTTGAAAAGAGTACTTCTCTACTTCTGCTCCCACACCCTTTTCCATCTCAAAACCCATTTCTCGCTTTAAGCAATCCGCTAAACCACAACGATTCTTGTTACGGTTGTCGGATATAAAAGAAGCAATCATGGTGTCAAAATAAGGCTCAGCTGGTACGCGACCACCGTAGTACTTAGCAACGGAGGTTAAATCAAAAATAAGGTTGTGACCTACTTTTAAAATATTTTCGTTAAACATCAAAGGCTCTAACGCTGCAAATACTTCTGCGGGGTATAATTGCTTTGGTGGATCAGTAAAAACCTTAGTTGCTAATTTGGATGAGCGTGAATAATCAGCATCTCTAATGGTCAACCCAGAGTCCGCACGCTTCTGTCCTTGCCCAGTTAAGGGCTTCACAACCTCTTTTAAATCACCGTTTGGATGACCCATAGGAATAACATCCGAACGCCCCCAAGTAGAAAAACTAATCCAAAGCACCTCATTAACAGGCGTGTCTCCGCGTCGATCGCCAACGGTTTCTACGTCATAAGCAAAGGCATCTTGCTTCATGTAATAAGCGATCATCTCATCAAGCGCTTCTTTAGTTGTAATTGCTTTTACTTCGTGTATCAACTTATCCCCCAATGAGTAGAGGCGCTAGCCTATAAGTACTAGCGCCCCCACGTCCAATTTGATTACTTAAGCTTGTCAGCCAACTCTTGAAGATCCTTTAAGCTAGAACGTGAAATCAAACGCTCTGAACTGTATGGGGTGATGGTCTTTGCAAACGCCTGAACGTCTGCTTCGTTGACACCAAAGTCTTCCTGAAGGTCGCGCGCCTTCACTGGAATCATTTGATAGCTTGTATTCTGCTTAACGCCTGTACGGGAAAGTGTCCAGTATCCGGCGCTCAATGGACCAAAGCTGCCTGATGCGTGCTGTTGCAAAGTTTCGTAAAAACGAACAGACGATACGGTCATTACTTGATGGAGGAAAGGCTTAACTCCGAGGTTGATAACGTTGAACTTATGCTTTGAGACTGGCTTATGAACAACATCAAGACAGAGTGGGCAATTACTGCCGAGACAGACGAATGTTCGACGACCCTCAGTGATTTCGTTGATCCAGTGCTCTTTATAGTTAACGACTGGTGCGTCGTCGATAAAACGGACAAGCGTACGAGTTTCTGAGTATTTGAAGTCATCTGGATATTCTCCTCCTGAGCGCTCTTCTGTTTGCCAGCCTGATGTGATGCCAATTGAAGAAGCATCTACTGTTGTTGCTGGACGAGCATCTACTGAGAACTCGTCGTCTTCTGTTACGAAGCTTGTTGCATCTAGATTTTGGTTGATTCCCATTTATTTTTATCCTTAGTTTATTTATGGTTATTTATGGTTATTTAGTTTTGTTCGTGCTGTCTTATCTCTTCCCACGTTTCCGTGAGTTTTGATGTTATACCCCTGTGCTTAGCCCACTCTATACGGTTAGCGTGTAAAACACCAGCCTTGGCAAAGATATTAATCGCCGCCTCAATCATGGCCCGTGTATATAAACGCCGACCTTCTCTCATCTCACCGTTCTTGTCAGGTTTGGCTGGCAAGCGGTAAGGCGACAGAGGAATGTAGCCTTCCTTCATCCACAATCGTATCGTAATGATCGGCCGATTCAAAGCCGACGCGAGCGCCCCAATTGTGAACATTTCTATGTCCTTGCCGTTGGGCAGGGTCCGCATCTTGGGGTGCTTATCCCAAGCAACTTTTTCTGGAGTTTCTTTTACTGGGGGAGTTTTGATCTTTTTTTTGCTTCCCGGATAAAAAAGGTCTCCAAAGGAGTCTTCAATAAAATCTGAGGTCATAGTATGAAAGCGTACGTTACCTTAGTATCAACAAGCGAATCGATCTCTTCTTCAGTGATCTGACCCTTGTAATGGGCCGCCATAATGGCGTCGTCTTTAATAACAGGTACGTATTCAACGCAGTCTTCCCAGATACCCTTAGCCTTAAGCATTTCCTCAGCTTCTTCGAGCTTAATGGATTTACTTTCTTTACGCTGGTATGTGAGTTTAAGATCGTCGTTAAGTTCTAAGCGGAGGTGACCGCTATCGTCCTCTGTGCCTTCAGCTTGCAACACAGCGACTAATTTGTCGCGCAAAAGTTTCTTGCGATCAGCAAGTAATTTTTCTTGATCTTTAATGGCTCGGTACTGTCGAGCGTCTTCTACATAGTCTTGAAGTGCCATGTAAGCCTCCCTTTTGGGAGTAACTTAGGGCTTAGTTGTGGGTCTTGTCAACTTTAATGTAGTGCTCAAGCGCCTTGATAATCACGCTTGTGACGGTAACCTTTTCAGCAGCAGCTTTCTTCTGCACAGCAAGCCAGAGGTCATCGGAGACCCGGATTGTGCGCGTAGGCGTCTTAGGTGCGTTAGGCATTAGATAAGTCTACCCGTTTGGGCGCTCTTCTAGGTTCGAAACGTAGGGTGTTTGTATGTGAGAATCTGGGGCTACATTTGGCTTGTTCTGTGAATTTGATGGCACAG